TATTTTATCAATGAAATGAACATTGTTTTCTATAGTCATAGAGTCAGTTATCCCAATGTGCTGTCAGCACAGGTATTGCCGAAAGATTTAAAAGAAATAGCCATTAGTAGATTAAAAGCAGTAGCTGATAGAATCTACACATTTCCTAACATAGAAAAAAATCCTATCTTAGAAAAAATCACACAACAACAGATCAAAGATAATATCAATTATCTGCAGGCCAAAGATCAGAATCATCTGTGGAAAGACTTCATAGATTTTAATCTTAGATTGGATCGAACTAGGAATCAAAACTTATTTGAAGTTATTCCGGAATTCAAACAGTATGCAGAAATTTAAAGTTGTTCTGACCAACGGCCACGAAGATCTAGATTTAGAATTTGCTGTTAGAAATTCAACAACGGCCGATAAATGGTATCAAGAACTAGGTAAAAATTACGAACTTTATGAAACTGATAGATTCAGCGATTGGAATGATGACCGTAGTGACCTTATAAAAGAACTCAACGATCAAATAGATATAATCAATAGTTACGAAAATATCATAGATCTTAAAATAAATGAAAATCCTTCACAAAAAGAATTAAATTATCTACATAAGTTTTTTGAAAATCTTAGAGGAGAAGTGTTTGAAATGACACCGTGGTATAAAAAGTCTCCTGGGCATGTAAAAATGGCTGTGGAGAGATTTAATGTATTAATACATCAGTTAGAATCAACTCTAAGAACAAAAAATAAACATCCAACTCTAGTAGTAACATTTAAAGACTCTCCTAGGATCGATTTAGAACAAGAAGATTACGATCAATTTACCTATAAGTGGAGTCAAGGAACTGTATATATAAACTACTGTCAGGTTGGCAAAACTGTGTTAGATGTTTTCAAAGACAGAGATTCTATTGCAGAGGGCGTGAGACCTCAGATTTATTACAGTGCGGATTTCATGATTAAGTTTGGACCATCGACTAATCTTTTGGTATATATGCTAAAGACCATAGCATTGAAATTTTGGATAATGCAACAACAATTTAAATTTAAAAATTTATCATTGGGTATGATACCTGTAGCTGATCTTATAACTAGAGTATCTAGGGATCATCTAACTAAATTTAAACGGGTAAAGCGAGTAGAATGTATAAGATAACATCGGTATGGCCCCACCAAGATCAAATCAAAGTTGAGTGGAACTTAGGCAAACGCTGTAATTATGATTGCAGCTATTGTCCCAGTGAGATACACGATAACTTTAGTCCGCACACCGACATCAATGTTTTAGAAAAATGTGTAGACAGACTCTGTGAGTTAGATAAACCTTTGCGCATAAGTTTAACTGGAGGGGAACCCTGTGTTCATCCTGACATAGAAGATCTTCTAGATTATCTAAAAAGGAAAAATATCTATTGGGTCAATATTACCACAAATGGAACTAGGGGATATCAATGGTATCTGCACAATGAAATGTTCTTCAATCATTTGGTTTTCAGTTTACATTTTGAATTTGACTATACCAGAATAGTAGATACTATTCTAAAGTACTACGATAGCACAGAGCGTGAATTTTTTGTCAACATAATGGCTCATCATAATTATATTCCTCAGGTAAAGACTGTGGTCAAAAAATTCAAAGAACTGGGAATCAAATATGCAGTGCGTAGAATACGATGGACCGAAGGCGATCATAACATATTTGATGATCTAAAATATGACGGAGAAGATCTACAATGGTTACTAGCGCAGGATGCCACAGCCAAACCCAACTGTAGAATTGACGACGAGCAGATAATACATGCCAACGATGTGATCAAACAACATCTAAATCAATTCAAAGGTTGGCAATGTAATGCTGGTCTAGAAAGCCTGATGATTAATTGGAATGGAGAAGTACATCGTGCTACCTGTCGTGTGGGCGGCAGTCTAGGAAATATATATCAGGGAACTTTCGAAGTACCTCAACAGCCAATCATATGCACCAGAGACTGGTGTACCTGTGCAGCAGATATTCCGCTGACTAAGATCTCCATTTAGAGATATGAGTGTCTGGTTGGCAGGCACAGTTATTTCTCGGACATTTAATGGTTTTTAACTGTAGTCCGGACCTATTAAATCTTTCTTCAAAATCTTCGGCAAACATATTAATACCAGTGTCTGCAAATACCTGTTCCTGACAACTGCCAGACACACTGCCATCGTGAACAATCACTAGATTTTCTATGGCAACATTGCAGTTCCATGATTTAAATTCGTTAATTTTATTTACGATGTAGTAATTTGGAGTTACCGGAATCGCTGCGCCATTGTCATATAAGGCTATGCTTTCGTGTACTCTAAATCTATGTATGTTGTTGATGATCCAATTGGAATCAGGAGCTCTTTTAATAGGCTGTCTGAGATAATCTAACTGTTCTTGACTGTAACTCAGCATATCAAATCCAGGAGCATCAACTACTTCTTTGGCCTGTATGATCCAACTGTGTTTGCTGGCGTACATTTTTTCAATGAGGCTCATACAGCGATCCCATGCACTGGCATCCATTAGCATTAGCGCAGAAACATCGGTGCCTCGTTCAAATAAGTAATCAGCTACAGCAATGAAATTATCTATATCAACATCTGCTTGATGGCAGCTCAATACCACATCGTCAACAGCCCGAGTATTTTCTTCAAACCATCTTACTGTTCTACTACCATTGGTAGTGAGTTGTATGTGTACATCGTGACGCTGTTTGATCTCTCTACAGAATTGTTCAAAGTGAGGCCAAAGTGTAGGCTCGCCACCGCCTACGATGTTGATTTTAAATCGTGTCTTATTGTGATTGGCAATATAACTATCAAATAAAATTCTAAAATTTTTAACAACAGTATCGATATTTTTTGGATATCTTAGTTTGTTTAGAACACTGCCTGGGAAGCAGTAGGTACAGTTAAAATTACAAATATCCGTGGGCCAGAATCTAATGTCTAATAATTCTGGATCTTGTGTAGATATAATTCTCTGTAATTGCTTCATACTAGGTGTGCCAGTTCCGGGAAAATTTCTTTGAAATTCGTTTTACGCAGATCTTCTAACTTTTCAATGTATTCTTTGAAGTCCGGCAACAGATGTGTATGGTCTTCAGAATCCATAAAATCTAATACAGCCTGCCAACGACGCCAGCCATAGGGATTGTCTTTCCAGAAGTCTCGATCCTGTCTATAATTTTCGTGCAGCCAGTTGGCAAATTCAGCAAACAATCTTCGAACTTCTGCTTTGTCCTCTGGAGGTAAACATCTGATGCTAAGCCATGTTGGAATATACAACAGATGCATGTTGACGATTCCACCACCGGCCTGTATACCACCTGTGACATTTTCAAAATTTACCTTTCGAAAATTTTGAGTTATCTTCCAACGAGCAAAATCCGGCAGATGCTTGATGTTTAATATCTGTATAGCAGTGGCTATACTGACCTGTATGTTGTCTGGTGTGTTGTCTAGCCTATGCAGATTTCTTTCGATAGTGGCCCAGTCGCTGGGATATCGTATGTAGTAATTTCTATCTGACATAGCATCTATGCTAAATCCGACCTTGACCTTTTTAAATCGTGTCCAAAGATCAATAATTTCTTCGTCTAATAACAGACCATTGGTATTGTATCTGATTAAGATTTTATCAGCATATCCCTGTCTGATGATTTCTTCTAAGAACAATTTATGTTCTCTGATCATCAAAGGTTCTCCACCGGCAAAATAAACTTGTTTTAGGTTAGGAATCTGGGCATACATCTCGCGCCAAAAATCTGGATTCTCATGCCAGAAATTGTTGAAACTTTTACGATCCCATTCTATTTCGTTTTTAATCACTGTGCTTTTTAGAACAGGAAATATTTTTTTGTAGTCTCCGACCCATTGGCTAGAATCATGCGGACTGCACATCACACACTTAAGATTACAGGTGTGTCCTAAACGAAGATCTAGATATACCAGCTTATCGGGTATTGTTCCGTCATCTTGGGTTTGCTGTATGAGTTCATCAATGTCTATGCCATCTTCCATCCACGAACCGGTTTCCCAGACTCTTTTGCTGGCTACACCTTTGCTTTCTTCTTGGAAACATTTAGAACAACTGTTAGGTATGTTACCTTCTAACATGATTCTACGGACAGATTTCATGTAATCATTGTTCCATGCACTTAGAGGAGTTTCCCTACCAAAGTTAGCCGGTACACCTTTTTCATTCTTTACCAACCCCACAGTATGATCGTGTCCAGCACCGCTGGCGTTGGCAGAACAACACAGTCGCATATCGCCGTTTGGTCGTGTGGCAAAGTGTATCCACGGTAAGATACAAAAAGTTTTAGTACCGCTAGCATCAGCAATTTTGTTTTGCCACAGTCCGAGTTTGGTTTCCTCAGAATGCATCCAAAAAATTTCAGTTTCTTCCATTACAATTCTTTACACAGGTCCAGGGTTTTGTTGACTGTAGTTGAGTACTTAGTTGCGTCCATGGTAGATCGTAAACGCTTGTGGTATCTAAATTGACCACTCCAATCTTAGAAAATTTGTCTTTGGTATCTTCAACCACTAGGTTTCTAAGTTTTTGGATAGCTAGATTTTCTACGATAGGTTGTTCTACCCAATCAGAACCGATCCAACAACAGGGAAATACATTACCTCTAGCATCAACATATATCTCAGATCGCTCTATGCACTTTGGTTTTATTTCTGCTGATTCTACTACAGTTTTCCAAATAGAAATATCTTTGCTTATTTTTTCTAAAGGTAAAAAATGCACAGGCGATTCTTTAGTAGAAGGTTTGAGATAGTATTCTATATTACCGTTGGCATCTTCTACAGGAAACTCAGCCATGTCATAGAACCTTCTGGTATATTTTAAATTTACTCTAAAAAATCCCATAGACAACATCTGAGATTTAAATTCTTCAATTTCATTTTGGTTGTGTTCAAAAACTAGACAATCTACTTCAGCACGGCCTCTTGCCGAAATAAACGCTTGAGCATTATCTATGATTTTCTGCCAATCGGTACCTCTTCGATACAGCACATGGCTGTCAGCAAAACCGTCTATGCCAAAAGACACAGTGTGATTGCTGCCTAATACTTCAGCTAGTCGTGACCACCAGCGAACATCTCTAGCACTACCATTGGTATGGATCCCTAGATGACAATGTGGATTCATCGATCTCACATACTGATAGATTTCTAGACAATCTCGAGCTATTATAGGATCGCCATAATTACCGCAGGAGTAAAAGTTTTTCAGAGATTTTAAGAAATCTACAGGAAACCATTGTTTGAATTTGTCTAATGTGATATCATTCTGTCCAACGAAATCGCGCTCTCTGCCACCGTTGACATTTCTAGCACACATAGGACAACTGGCCTGGCAACGGTCAGTTAATTCTATGTGTAAATCAGTGATGTTGTTGGGATACATTTTACCAGAGATTAAAAAGATACTTGGGAGTTAGACCGCAGTTCATGCCTGCATGCCAATTGGTTCTACCAGGCCACTCGTAAACTGAACCCTGTTCCTGATTATAGAAACATTGATCCTCTACGATCAATATATGACCGTGGGCAGGAGGACTGATGTGACAATGGAATCGTCTAATGTCTGTTCTTTGAGACAGTATACTTTCATTGTCGTTGACATCCCAATGCCAGGGGCTGAAATGTCCTATGTGTATCCTGCTGACCCAACAGCTATTATAAGAATCTATACCTACAAATTCGCAGAACTTTTCCGGAATCCTGCTGTCAAAAGCCTGCCCAGACACAAACATATCCCATCCTACATTGCCGCCCTCGTGTACAGTTTTAAATCCTGCACGATTCCATAGGTCGGTCACTTCTCCTAATCCGGGAATAGAATCACCTTCTTTGTGGCTGGGTCCTATGTAGGTAGGTGTTGTGTTTTCTAGGTCTCGGATCAGTTGGTTCCAATCTACGCTAAGACATTTTCCTATATACTTGGTCATTTATATCCTAGAAAATGAAAATAGTACTGTGGAAATTCTCCACCATTGGCCGCTGAATGATAATCTTTGTAGCTGTCCCATTGGAATATGTCGCCTTGTTTGTTAAAGTATAGTGCTTCTTTGTCAAAGGCTAGAACACTGGCTGGACGAGGTTTGTCAATACAGCAGACATATCTATATAACATACCGTACTGATACAACCATTGTTCTTCTTTGTCTTCAACATCCCAATGATACGGAACGATTTTACCTGGTAGTACTTCGCTGATAAACACACGCAGAGGTCGGGCACCTATGATTTCTGAAAATATAGTCTGCACTTCCAAAGGAAAATGATGTCCCGGATAGTAATCATACCAACAGATATCTTCTAGTTTATATCCAGCTCGCTGCCATCGACCTATAACATCATGATAAGATCCCAGCAGTTGTTGATCTTCTGAAAAAGCTGCTTCTGATCTATCCACTACAGATGATACTGTGTTCTTGTCAGGGTCGCTGCTGGCCTGACAGCTCTGTATAACAGAATCCCAATCTATGCGATCTCCAGTATTACCTAGATATATGGTCATTGAGGATCCTCTCCAAATATTTCTCTGTAGATATATCGCATATCTTGATTGCCCCACAGCACATGCCGCCCCATGGATCCTTGGAACATGCGTTCTAGATTATATTTTCCATCGACGATATCACCGGTTTCCTCTAGGCGGAACTTAGCGGTGTGGTGTATGATACTGTCCATCCATTGTGCATTGATCCAAAAATCGTCTACTGGCACACATCCATACCAGTCTATGGCTTTCATCTGGCCATCTTTGTCTATGAAATGACAATGCGGATACATGGTCAGCTTGTAGGTTCCCGACCTGTACAAATCTACTTCGATATTTTTTATTTGTTCTCGCCAGTTTGGGCAATAATCTTCTAGATTCCTACCACTGTAGATTATATGATTGCAACTTTCTCCGTGCCATTCGAAGAAAATTTTTTTATTATTGTAATCAATATCTAAAATTGCGGGCATGAAACTCTGTTCTTTATATTTCAATATGTAATCAATTTCTTTATTGAAAAAATAATCAACAGCCTCTTTGGTATAAAGAGGTCTTAGAGAATCTTCCAACCTTTGATATTTGTTCTGCCAATCATAATTGGCACAAAACACAGTGCCTTCGGGATTAAACAAAGGCTCGTAGGTCTGCTGGGCCATACATTTGAGACCAGAAGGATCTAATTTAAAGAACGGAGTCCAGCTGTCTGTGTTCATTCAACTCTAGGTCCGTTGGCTAGAAAGAAAGCAGCGATCCATTTGACACCTTTGGTCACAGGCAACGACTCGTGTATGGTGGACATGTTAACTGCTTCATCGGGATAATCGTATTCAAAGTACATACAGCCTCCCAATTCTGGTTCTACTGTTACATCTAGCTCGGGCCATGTACAGCGACCGCCTTCGTAGCCTTCGTTGAGCCAGAATATCGCAGTGGCTTTTCTGTCGCCACCATTTTTGTAGTAGGGAATAGTTCTTGGATCATAGGGGAAATCGTGATGCAGACCAAAGTATTGTTCGGTGTTGTATCTGTAGATATCACCTGCTTCGATATGTTCAATAGGCACACCGATCATGTCAACTATCTTTCTTTTGAAAAATTCACGATCTGCAGGATCAGTGCTTTCGCTGATGGATCGCTGTTCAACTTCTTCTGTGATTTGCCCATAGGTCTGTTCTCTAGACTCTAGGCCAGCATTGGGGTTCATAGCATGATCGTATTTTTCTATCACGCTGCGACACTCTTTGGCGGTCAATACATTCCTAAAAACTGATATCCTGGGATATTCTAGATATTTTATTTCTTCAAACATTCTTTTTTCCTATGATCATATATCTCGTATACAAAGGTAATTCTAATTCACCAGACCATATCACATCGATCTGGCTTTGTTTTTTGAATTCTTCCAGGCTGGCTGCGATGCGTACATGCTCTGGTATGTTGTAATTGTTGCTTTGTAGCACTAAGAGACTAGTATTTAATGCTTTAGAAAGCCATGTGTTGTATTGATCCTGTGTTATATGTTCACAGCTGGTGTTGATAACAATGTCAGCTGTGATATCTACATCGCACATGTCAGCAGTGACAGCTTTGAACCTACCTTCTATTTCTTCTTTCTTGTTCATTATAGTAGCAACTGCTTCGCAGGTAGGATCAATATCTATGCTGCGGACGGTGTTTACGGGTAAGTCACTTTGAAATATCATACTGGCCAATACTCCTACCCACCCACCGTGTATATCTACGGTTATTTTCCTGTCCCCGAACTGTTTAAACACAAACGGCCTTGTCTTTGTGATCAACCATTCCTTGCTGGTTAACTGCCCACGCCAAAAGGCGTCCATGGTCCTCATAGGATCTTGACTTTCTCTGATGGCGCACATCCAATAGTGCAGGTGTTCTAGATCAATTTGCATTTTGGTATCTTCGAATCCGCTGAACTCACACAGCTAGGAGTAGTACAGACCACTGGTTGGTCAAACAATCGAAAGCCGTCGGCCAGAGTTCCCAAAGGTTGATCGTGACAACTGTATGATCTTTTTACTTCATTACCTCTAATTATAACACTTTGATATCCGGAATTACAACTCCAACCTTTGAAATTGTTAAATTTAAATGCATTGAATCTTTCTGCTTGATCAAACAGATACTCACGACCCTCGGCATCATAGAGTGCTATCTGATGTATGTCCTCGCCTTGAAAGTTCTGAGGAAATCCTGTCTGCATGATATCTAACATTTCATCAGTGTATCCATCTACGACAAAACTAGCTGTGGGATCACTCTGTGGTTTCAGTGTGATATTGATTCCTCGTTTGTGCAGTCGAGCGCAGCGTTCATATAGTTCCCAAAACTTTTCAGGCACCATTACTTGATTAACAGTGACATAGACACTGTCATACATTAATTGCAAACACTTGTCTCCAAACTCTTGTTCTTTGGCATGTTCTGCATGATAACTGGCTGTGATACTTCTGCGCTGTAGGTCGGCTGTGATATCGCAATAGTTTTTCCACCATTTGCTGCCTGGACTCAAATTAGTAGTCATGTGCAAACTTTGGTATACCGTAGATGGACCGTCGTCTAAATGTCTTATGAGATCCAATAGCTGTTTATATGCTGTGGGTTCTCCACCGCTGAAGCTCCAATGGAATTGATTGAATCCGTTGGCACGAGCCTGATATTTTATATTGTCTACGGTTTGTTTATAAGTTTCTAGATCCTGATGATCGGGCTTATCTGATCTAGCATAGGGCCAACAATAGGAACAACTGTAATTACAGAAACGGCCCAATATCCAACTTACCGAAAACAAAGGGCGTTGCAACATGGTCCTTTGTCCAAATTTGATAATATCGTTGAAAGGTATTTTTTGAAAATCTGTCATAGATCCTTTATAGCATCCTTGAACGGCATAGGATTAAAATTAGGATACACAGATCTTAATTTTGTCAGATCCGGTTTTCGTCTAGCCACGCTGTTAGATCTCGGTGTAGAACTTTGCCATATTATTTTTTTTCCTAGGTGTGCTGCGATCATGTCGGCAGCATCGGCTATCTTTATTTCTTCGTCGCTACCTATGTTAACAACTTCTCTGCTGACAACATCATAGATATTGACCACTGCATCCACAGCATCTTCCACTCTACAAAATGATCTTGTTTCTTCTGCGCCTATTAGGCTGTGATCACCTTTGGATATTTTATCCATAATATCTCTTACAAAATGGCCAGTTCCCGAGTCTTTGCCAAACACATTGAAAAATCTTATAATCAAAAAATTTAAATCGCTGTTCATAAGATAATTTTCTGATAGCATCTTAGATAATCTATAACTCCATCTAGCATCGTGTATATTTTTTACGGTGACATCTGTTATTTCTGGAGTGGGGAATGTGTCAGTGCCTGCTATCACTTCGCTGCTGCTGGCATAGATCAGTTTGCAGTTTTTGTTCTTGTTGGCAAATTTAAAAATTTCAAGGTCTGATTCAAAATTATTTTCTATTAATCTATTCGGAATCTCATAGAAATATTTGGTTCCGTTGATTGCTGCCATATGGAATATAAAATCGAAATCATTCGCTGTCGCAGATAGATATTCTGACAGATCTGATTTGATATATGTACAGGATGGTCTAAAGTTAGGATATCTAAAATTATTATCAACTCCTATCACTAAAAATTTTTTAGATAGTTGTATACATAATTCTCTTCCGATTAATCCCGCAGCGCCAGTTACTAAAACTTTTTTTGCCATTGCTTGTTTAACTCTCTTATGTTTTTCAACCATGCACTGTCTAAATTTCTTTGATCCAATGTATCGATCATAAAATCAAAATCTTTAGGCAAACATTTACCGCCGAAACCTCTGGTACCGTCGTGTCCGGGAACTTCCATATAAGTCTGATCATGCTGCACTTTAAAAAATGCGTTTTTTACCGTATTGTAATCTGCGCTCATGTGCTGTGATAGATCATAAAAAAGATTTGCGAAGGCTATCCTCACAGTGGCAAAGGTATTCGAAAACATTTTTACAAGTTCTGCTTCTTCTACAGAACAAACTATGATTTCTTCGCCGGCTAACCAATCGGGAATTTTTCTGTCGTCTTTTCCTACCACTAGAGGACGACGAAGGCAGTCTTCCATCCAATATCTTTCTCTTAGAAATTCTGGAATGTAGATTATTTTGATTCCTAGTTTATTTTGGATTTCTGAAGAATACCCCACTGGTAGAGTACTTCTAATAACTATTTGGCAATGAGGATTTTGAGAAACTAATTCTTCGATTTCGTTCACTAAAATTTCTAAATCTCCCTGGTCGGCCGAAGGTAAGCAGACAAAAATTGTGTCTATATCTGCTAGATCTTTTAGAGAAGTTTGTAGTAGTTTGTCATGTATAACTACTGATTGATCTTTTAGCAGGCTATAATGAGTAGCCTTACCAACATATCCGTATCCTAGAATTCCAAAAATGTATTTTTCATTTGTCATAAATGTCCTAAGTTTCCTATTATATATGCTTTTAATTCGCCTGTAACGCAGATTTTGAAACAGAAAGTCTAGTATAACATAAAAAAAGAGTATATACTATACTTGTGGTCGTGAGTGGAATATTGGCAGACCTCCGGTCCGTTGCGAAACGCACTAGGGAAAAGGGCGCCGTCTTAGACACAGCCTTTGTAGGTTCGAATCCTACCGACCACACCAAATTCTATTATAAGTAGAATACTACTAACTAAAAGGAAACATTATGTCAAACACAGTAGAACAACTTAAAGCAGCAATGGAAGAGTTTTTAGCAGAAGACGCAAAGTTCTCAGGCGGTAATTCTGCAGCAGGTACTCGTGCTCGTAAAGCACTTCAAGAAGTTGGCAAGCTCGTTAAGGCACGCCGCACAGAAATCACAGAGGAAAAGAACGCTCGTAAAGAAGCCAAAGTCGCAGCAAAGGCCTAATATGAACGACAAGGATATAATTGTCCTTGGTAGTGGAACTGACAGCATCACAGTCACAGATACTCTTACATTGGATCTTGACTTTGGTGCTGCAGAACCCGCCTTGTCAACCATGGGACTCGATACAATTACGCTAGACGATTTTTCAAACATGTCAACTACCGTTACAATACCATCAAGCACTTACACCATAAGTGGAGGTGGTGGAGGTGGTGGCATATATACTACAGGTACAGCAGGATATACTTGGACTCAACCTTATAGTCCTACCGTTAACATAGACAATGACGGTGTTAACATCAAAGAAGGTGGAGACTTAAAGATCGGCAATCAGAGCCTAAAAGATTTTATGTCAAAGATGGAACAGAGATTGTCCATACTTGTTCCGGACCCCACAAAGTTAGAAAAATTCGAAGCTCTTAAAAAAGCCTACGAGCATTACAAAACCATGGAGGCGCTATGCTTCCCAGACGAGAAAGACAAAGAGAATGAATGTTGAACTTTTATCCTATAGCCAGCCCACAGAGAGATTTAGAAATCTGGGCATCGACGATGCGCAGGAACTCATTGCGTATTGCGCCCGTGTCAGCAATCCATCAAACCAATTCAATACAGAGACATCAGAGAAGCTTATACGATATCTTGTTAAACACGCACACTGGAGTCCCCTTGAAATGGTTTCAGCCTGTGTTG